TTAGAAGAAGCTGGCGGAACAGTGGAATTGAAATGAGTGAAGACGAATTTTACAGATTTATAATGAGAATGGAAAGAGAAGTTTATGGAGATGGAGATAAAGAAGAGTAATGCCAAAACTTTGTAGAAATGGAGATTTAGGAACAACAGGTCACGCTTGTGACTCAAGTATAGATGTTGTAGCAACACAATTTAATGTTAGAGCAAATGGCATACCAGTTGCTAGACTTAATGATCCTACAGCACCACATACTATACTAGTGCCTTGCCCACCAGGACCTCCTTGTTGTGTACCTCATATGTCTATGGTTAAATCGTGTTCAGCAACAGTTAGAGCAAATAGTATAGGTGTTGCAAGGGTTGGAGATTCTTTTGATATGGGAGCAATGTTTCAAGGTTCTAATAATGTCCGTGCAGGATAACGTATAAATATTACTATTATGGCACAAAGCAATAGAGCATATCTAAGCGACTGGACTCCTAATGTTAAAAGTACTAGTACTAGGTCATCTAGGAAATTCAAGGATATAGATTTAGATTTTGGTAGACATCCAGTAACTAATGATGTTAATGTAGTTGAAGATGTTATTGCTATTAAAAGAGCTGTAAAAAATTTAGTACAAACAAACTTTTATGAAAGACCTTTCCATCCTGAATTAGGTTGTGGTATAAGAGGTCTTCTTTTTGAAAATTATTCACCATTATTGAATGTCTTTTTAAAAAGAAAAATAGAAGAATGTTTGATGTATCACGAACCTAGAATTAATTTAAATGGTATTGTAATAAATGGAGATGATTTTGACCAAGTTGCTGGTGAAATTATAAGTGCTAGTAATGATATTGACAGTAATAGGTTACGTGTAGATATACATTTTACTGTTATAGGTGTACCACTACCACAAGTAGTTTCAATGAATTTACAAAGGTTAAGATAAAATGTCACAACACAAATTACAAATATCAGAATTAGATTTTGATAAAATCAAAACAAATTTAAAAACATTTTTACAAAGTCAAACACAATTTCAAGATTATGACTTTGATGGTTCTAGTCTTTCAATTTTATTAGATGTATTATCTTATAACACTCACTACTTGTCATATATTGCTAATATGTCAACTAATGAAATGTATTTGGATAGTGCTGATATTAGAAATAATATTGTATCATTAGCAAAGATGTTAGGGTATACACCTTCATCTCCTAGAGCTCCAAGAGCGTCTATTAATATTTTAATTAATGGTGCAACTGGTCCATCTGTTACAATGCAGAAAGGAACAATTTTCACAACTACAGTTGATAGTTTAGATTATCAATATGTAAACAATGAAGATATAACAAGTACACCAGTTGATGGAATTTATAAATTTGAAAATGTACCTCTTTATGAAGGAACATTGGTAACATTTAAATATACTTATGATGTAAATGATTCAGACCAAAAATTAATTATACCTAGTTCCTTTACAGATACTTCAACATTAAAGGTTATAGTTCAAAATAGTAATACTGATACAGCACAAGCAGTTTATACTTTAGCAGGTGGTTATAATGATGTAACAACTGATTCAAAAGTTTATTTTATACAAGAAGGTATAGATGGAAAATATGAAATTTATTTTGGTGATGGTGTTACAGGTAAAAAATTAAGTGATGGTAATATAGTTATTATGGAATATGTTGTTACTAATCAAACAGATTCAAATGGAGCTTCAACATTTTCATTATCAGGAAATGTTGGTGGTTATACAGACGTTACTGTTACAACTAATTCAAATTCTCAAGGTGGTGCAAAGCACGAATCAAATAGTTCTATAAAATTTAATGCACCTTTACAATATGGTGCTCAAAATAGAGCAGTTACAGCAACTGATTATGAAACTTTAGTTAAATCAATTTATCCAAATGCATTATCAGTAAGTGCTTGGGGTGGAGAAGATGATGAAACTCCACAATATGGTGTTGTAAATATTTCAATTAAAGCAAAATCAGGTTCAATATTAACTGATACAACAAAGACAGATATTGTAACACAATTAAAACCTTATAACGTTGCTTCAGTAAGACCTGTTATAAAAGATCCAGAAACAACTTCTACATTAATTACTTCAAATATTAAGTATGACGCAAAGGCAACAGCAAAAACTGCTGATACTATAAAAGCAAATGTCATTACTACATTAACAAATTATAATTCAACTACTTTACAAAAGTTTGACGCAATATTCAGATATTCAAAAGTTACAGGTTTGATTGATGAAACAGATGAAAGTATTTTATCAAATATAACAACTGTTAAAATAAGAAAAAATTTTACACCAATAATTTTAACATCATCAAAGTATAATATCTATTTTAGAAATGCATTATATAATCCACATTCTGGACATTTAGAAAGTTCAGGTGGGATATTAAGTTCAACAGGATTTAAAATTAAAGACAATGATAACGAATTCTTTTTTGATGATGATGGTGCAGGTAATGTAAGATTATTTTATCTGGCTAGTGGTGTAAAAAGTTATTTAAATTCAAAACAAGGTACAATTGATTATGGTTCAGGTGCAATTACAATTGACTCTTTAAATATTGCTAGTATAACAAATATAGGAGGAGTAGCTTCAACTATAATTCAATTAACAGTAACACCAAGTTCAAATGATGTTGTTCCTGTTAGAGACCAAATTATAGAAATTGATGTTGCGAATTCAAATATAACAGTTACCGCTGATAGTTTTGTAGGAGGAAGTGCTGAGGCAGGTGTAGGATACACAACTACTTCCAGCTACTAATGACAAATGGCAAAGTTTAATGATAAAATTTCAACAATACTTTCTAGTCAACTACCTGAATTTGTAGTTAGTGAACATCCAAAGTTTGCTGATTTTCTTAAAGTCTATTACCAATTACTAGAGTCTGCTGAGTTATCAGTAACTTCTGTTAAATCTACAGAAGGTATTTTATTAGAAACAGAAACAGCACAAGCAAATAATTTAGTTTTGGATGCTAGTGCTATAGGTACTGCAAGAACACCACTTGACATAGGTGATAAACTTATTTTTGAAACTTACTCTGGTACTGAATATGGAAAATTTACTCGTGGAGAAATTATAACAGGTCAAACATCTAACGCAATAGCAACAATTTTAACTGAAGATTTAGATAATGGTCGCTTATTCATATCTGCTCAAAATAAATTTATAAAAGGAGAAATAGTTGTAGGTGGAACTTCAAATGCATATGCAACAATAAATAATTATACACCCAATCCTGTAAATAATATTGCTGAACTAGTTAGTTTTAGAGATCCAGATAATGTAATTGATAATTTTTTATCAAATTTTAGAGATGAGTTTCTTGCAACATTACCAGATACATTAGCAAATGATGTTAATAAAAGAAATCTTATTAAAAATGTTAATTCTCTTTATCGTTCTAAAGGTACAAATAAAGGACACGAAATATTTTTTAGAATATTATTTAATGAAGAGTCACAAATATTTTATCCTAGAGAACAATTATTAAGAGTATCAGATGGTAAATTTGATACATTAAAAGCTTTAAGAGTACTTCCAGAAGTAGGCGATACAACACAATTAATTGGAAGAACAATTACTGGTACAGATAGTGGCGCCTATGCAGTTATTGAAAATGTTGCAACGTATCAAATTGGTATAGATACAGTTTCCGAATTTATATTAAATAGTGATTCTATGCAAGGCACATTTCTAGTTGGAGAACAAGTACAAGGTACTGCTTCTGATACAGACGATTGGTATATTAAAGCAACTATAACAGGAATTCCAGGAACAAAAGTAATTACAAATGATGGTACATTAAATACTACAGCTGATATTCTTTCACTTGTTGCAGGTGGTACTGGTGCTGTATTTGCTATTGATGAAATTGGTACAGGTGGACTTACAGAAATTATAATTGATAATAAAGGAACGAATTATGAAGTTGGAGATGTTTTAAATTTTGATAATACTGACACAGGTGGAATGCAGGCAAAGGGGTTTGTAAAAATTGTTAATGGTGGTATTAGTAATGAAGATGGTACAGGAGATAAAATAAAGTTAGAATCAGGCATAATGTTAAATGACCAATATTTTGGTGATGTCATTATGCAAGAAAGTGGTGAAAATATTGGAACAATTGAAGATATATTTTTATTACAAAATGGTTCAAGGTATTCTACATTACCAGGTGTTACTGTAACCTCAAGTGCAGGTATATCAGCAACTGTAAAAGCGTGGGGAGATGAAATTGGTAGAATTACAAAATTAAAAACAATTGAATTAGGAAAGAAATATGAATTAGCACCTACACCTCCACAATTAGGATTTTATAATAGTTGTATTTTGACAAGTATTGTAGGATCATTTTCACCAAATAATACTGTTACTAGTTCTAGTGGTGGAAATGGAATAACAGATAGATTTGATTTTGATAAAGGATTATTAAGAATTAAAAATGTTACTGGTACTTTTGCTGTTGGTGATACGGTAACATCACAATTAGGTAGTACAGCAACTATTAAAAAAATTGACGCTACTATTGCTTCAATTAATGTTGTTTCAGTTGCAGATACGGATGGTAAATTTATTAATGAAGATGGTAAGCTTTCTGAAACAACAATGAGAATACAAGACAGTAAATACTATCAAGATTTTTCTTATGTATTAAAAGTTGCTAGTTCAATTTCAGTATGGCGGGACGCATTTAAAAAGACAATGCACACAGCAGGATTTTATTTTACTGGTCAAGTAGATATTACTTCAAGATTAAGTGCTAAAGGAAGATTACCATTAGTTGGTGCTGTTTCTGGTAAACAAGAAGTTGAAATACCAATATTTGCAATTCTTAATACTCTATTCTCTACAATTTTTGCACGAAGATTAGGAACAGTAGATGATGGAACATCTTTAAGAGCAAATGCTCACGAAGGTGGAACATCATATCAACAAGGAGATTCACTTGAACACTTTGCTGCTAATCAAAGAGATATTACATTAATAAGAGAACCAATAGATTTAGATTATACAAGTAGAAAGAGGTCAATTATTAATGGTGTTCTTGTTAAACGAGGATGGGCATACGCAGGTCCTAGGTGGGGCAATCTTAATAAATGGGCAAATACTCTATATGGTTCAACAACTGCTGGTCACGGAATTACATTTAAAACGTTAGAAGAATTAGAAGTTTTTGGGACAAATTCCAATTTAAATGGAAGAGGTGGAATTTTCTTAATGACTTCTCACGTAGATGGTAAGAATATTAAGATGAATTTTGCTTTGCCATCAACAATTACATATAATAGAAATCTATTTAGTAATACAGTAGCGGAATTTAGTTCTACTTCAACAACTTTTGATAATGCTTCAACATAATCTTTATAAATAGTAAAGTAATTTAAAGGAACAAATGGCTAAACAATCAATTTCAATAGGATCAATTGCAAATGACGGAACAGGTAGCAACCTACGTGACGGTGGAGATATAATCAATGATAATTTTAATGAACTTTATACAGCTATAGGTGACGGTAGTGTTATAGACCAAGGTAGATTATATAATATAGTAGGTGGTACTGGTATTGGCACAAATTTAGTTGGTAATGATTTAACTCTAACTGCTGATGTTTCAGCCGATTCTACTGCTACTCTTACAAACAAAACAATTGATATAGCAAGTAATACAATACAAAATGCAAATCTTCTTCCAGCAATAAGTATTGTTGACAACTCTTCAACTGTTACACAAATTGCTTTAGGTGAAACTTTAGGAATTATAGGTGGAGGTGGTATTAATACAACGGTAACTGGAGATTCAGTATCAATTGCAATTCAAAATATTACAAATACAGAATTAGACGCTAATGCTGGAATTTTAAATACACAATTAGCAAATGATTTTGTAACATTAGGTTATACAAATGTTGCGTTAGGTTCTACTGCTACGACAGTAAGTGGATTATCAATTACTGGTTTTGCTCATTTTGTAACTACTGGTGAAAATTCAGCTATAAGATTCAATCATCCAGATTTTTCTCAATTTCCACTTTATACATCCTATGCAGGTTCTCCTGCTTTAGCTGAAGATACAGGTAAACCATATTTTGCAACTGCTACAGGTTACATTGAAGTACTAACAGAAAATTCTGCTTTAGTTTCTACAGATAAATCAAATACAGGTGATGGTTCTACACTAACATTTACAATAACTGCTGGACGTACTGTTGATAATATTCTAGTTTTTGTTGATGGACTATGTTTAATTCCTACAGACGATTATCAAATTTCATCAACAACTTTAACTTTCACAGTAGCTCCTGCTAATAGTGCTAAAATAGTAATAAGGTATATAGGTTAGTATAAACTCGTATAAATATAAGAAAAGGAATAATAAATGCCAGCGATTATAACAAATAAATTTAGAGTTCACAATAGTGAACAATTCCAAGAAGCTTTAAGTGAAGCCTCTGGAAATACTTTTTATTTAGGAATTGGTAGACCACAAGAATTTACTACTTCTACAAGAGGTGATGGTAGAACAAATAACGAAGGAACAGATTTATTACCTGTAACACCTGCCGATAATGTTAATACACAAAATTTTACTTATGATGATATGTTGGCGTGTAAAAAAGTTACAAGTACAAATGTTGGCTTTGTAGTTCCTAGAAGAAATTGGGCAACTGGCACAGTTTATGATTATTACAGAAATGATATTGGTGAATATGCAACAGGCACAACAACAGTTACAACTACTAATAGTGGTGCTACAAATTTATATGACTCAACGTTTTATATATTAACATCACAAAGAAATGTTTATAAATGTTTAGATAATAATAACAATGCTACTTCTACAGTAGAACCTACTGGAACATCAACAACTATTCAATTAACTGCTGACGGTTATAAGTGGAAATATATGTACACTTTAACTGCTTCAATGCAAGCAGAATTTTTATCTGTAGATTTTATGGCAGTTGGAACAGATTCAACAGTAAGTTCAGCGGCAGTTGATGGTGCAATTAATGTAGTTAAAATTAAAACTCCAGGTTCCGCTGGAACAGATGGTGACCACGCAGGTGTTCCTATAAGAGGTGATGGAACAGGTGGGGTTTGTTCAGTAACAATTTCTTCTGGTGCTGTAACAGCAATAACCGTAACAACTCCAGGTACTGGATATACTTTTGCTTATATTAGAATTGCAGATATTAATTCAGCTGGTGGCGGAGCATTAATTTCTACAGAAATTGATGTGATTATAGAACCAATCGGTGGACACGGATTTAATGCAGTTGAAGAGTTAGGTGGATTTTTTGTTATGTTAAATTCAAGTTTAGAAGGAACAGAATCAGGCAATTCTGGTGACGTTACAGTTGCAAATGATTTTAGAAAAATATCATTAATAAGAGATCCTAAATCAAATGGAGTTGCTTCTACAGCTACTACGTTAAGAGCAACAACGGCTACTGTTGGTTCAGTATCAACAGGAACATTTACAGTTGATGAAGAAATAAATCAAGCTTCAACTGGTGCAGTTGGAAAAGTAATTGAATGGGACTCTACTAATAAAATTTTATATTTTATACAAACAAGACACAATGATGAGGGGATAGATAGTAACGGAAATCAAACAGCTTTTAGTGGAACAAATATTATAACTGGACAACTTTCAAATGCAACAGTGACACCTGATACAACATCAGGTACAGTTAATCAACAAACATTTTCAAATGGATATTCAAGTTCAGAAATTGACCACGGCTCTGGTGATATAGTTTACGTTGAAAACAGAGCACCAATTACAAGAGCTGCGGATCAGACCGAGAATATCAAATTGATTATAGAATTTTAGGGGAATTAAATTAAATGCCAAGTCCAATAGATTTTAATGTAAGTCCCTATTATGATGATTATTCAAAAACGAATAATTACCATCGGATATTATTCCGACCAGCATTTGCTGTTCAAGCAAGGGAACTAACACAAGCACAAACTATAGTACAGAATCAGATTGAGCATTTTGGTGACCACGTATTTAAAAGTGGTTCATCTGTTATTCCTGGACAATTATCTATTGACACTTATTATACAGCAATAAAATTAACATCTAAATCAGCTTCAAACATAAACGATTATAATAGTACAACTTTAACTGGAGGAACTTCAGGAGTAGTTGCACAATGTATAGGTGTGTCTGTTGCTGATGGTACTGATCCAGATACACTATTCATAAAATACGATAAAACAGGAACAGATAAAGTTTCTACAGTATTTACAGATACAGAAATAATTACTTCAAGTGCTGATGGTAATCCAACTGCTGTTGTGGCTTCAACACATACAGGTTCAGCGACTGGTATTGCTACTGGTGTTTATTATATTAATGGATATTTTGTAAATATAGCTGCTTCAACTTTAGTATTAGACAAATATACAAACACACCTTCATATAGAATAGGATTATCGGTAGCAGAAAGTTTTACGTCTGCTTCAGATGACGTTGCTTTAAATGATAATGCAGCTGGTTCTACAAATTATAATGCTCCAGGTGCTCATAGATTTAAAATTTTATTAACACTTACAAAGAAAATTTTAGGTGCTACAGACGATACCAATTTTATAGAAATTGCTCGTGTTCAAAATGGTCAAATAAAAGTTCACGCTAGAAATAGTCAATACGCTGTATTAGAAGAAACACTTGCTCGTAGAACATTTGACGAGTCTGGTGACTATACAGTTGACGAACCTGATTTTGATGTAAGAGAATCAGTAGAGTTAGGAAATAATAGAGGAATTTATACCGATGGTGCAACCACATCCGATGGTGGCACAGCAGCAACATCAATGTTAGCAATTGGTATTGCACCTTTCAAATCATATGTAAGAGGTTTTGAGGCAGAAAGAATTGGAACAACTTGGTTAGATGTTGATAAGGCAAGAGATTTTGATACACAAAATAATCATAAAACAAGATTTGATATTAAAAATTTTGTTTATGTAGATAATGTATATGGAACACCAGATGTTAATTTTGTTTCTGGTGATTCTGAAGCATTTAAAACAATTAATTTATACGACACAGCAACAGCTGTTCGTGGTACTGAACAATCAACATCTGGTAATAATACTCCAGGAATTGGAAGAGCTAAATCACGAGGATTTGAATTAGCAAATGGAACAGAATCGGCAGATATTTTTGCTCAAACATCAACTTGGAAACATTATATCTTTGATGTTGAGATGTTTACTCATCTTAAAATTTCAGACAACACAACATTTACAACTGGAGAAATTGTATCAGGATCAACTTCTGGTACAACTGGTTATGTACAGGCAATTTCATCTAGTACTTCAGCAACAATTACAGCTGCTACACAAGCTGATCCAGTAGTTATAACAGCAACTGGTCACGAAATTAAAGACGGTGACGCTGTTTCTATTGCTGATATAGTTGGTATGACAGATTTAAATGGTAACACTTATTATGTTAAAGTAGTGGATGCTGATAGTTTTAGTTTACACGATTCAGTAGGTAATACAATAGATGGAACTGGTTTTGGTGTTTATTCTTCTGGTGGAACAGCTTCAACAGGTACGGTAATATTATCTAGTGTTGAAGGAATATTTGCTGCTTCAGAAACAATTACAGGACAAACATCAAATAATTCAGCTATTATAAAAGCAGATTTATATGGTAATGCTGGAGTTCAAAATAAAGAATTTTCTCAAACAAAACAAATTGGTATGGCAGGAAGTCCAACTTATACTGCTGATACTTCATTATCAACTTCTTATGGAGGCAGTACTCAATTAAGTGGTAATGTTTCAATTGCAAATTCAGACGCTACTTTACTTGGTAATGGAACTAAATTTATATCAGAATTAAGACCAGGAGATTCGGTTACTTGGTTAGATGATGTAAATACAACTACAACAGGTTTAGTACAAAGAGTTATATCTAATAACGAAGTAGAATTAACTGCTAACGTTGGTGGTTCGGATGTATCAGTAGCAGCAATTGCAACAAGACAAAGAAGTAAATTACAAAATCCTGAAAAGAATATTGGTTTATTTGAATTACCTTATAAAACGGTTAAAACTTTAAAGACAACAACAAATTCAAATTTAACTGATACTAACTTTAATGTTAGACGACAATTTACAGGAACGTTATCTTCAAATGGAGATTTATCTATTACTGCAGGTACAAATGAAATTTTTGCTTCCCAAGATGATGGAGATTTTTCTGTATCAGTTATGTCAACAGGTGGTGGTGGTACAGGTGCTGTTGGAGACACATTAAACACCAGAGGTAGTAACCACGAAAGTGATCCTATCTTTGCATTAGGTGGTTCACCTTCAGGAAAATCTTTAACTTTTGATTTTGGTGCAGACTTTGCTGGACATAAAGTTAAAATATTAGCAACACTTGCTAGAACGGTTGCAGGTTCAAAAACAAAATCAGCAAATGATGATACAACGGTTAATATTTCAGACCAATCAATTATTGAATCTGGTGTCATTGGATTAGGAAAAGCGGATGTTTATAAATTAGAAAATGTTTATATGTCAGCAGCTTTTGGTTCACTTGCAAGTATAGGTGATACAGATATTACAAGTAGATTTGAATTAGATACAGGACAAAGAGATAACTTCTATGACATTGGAAGAATTAAATTAAAAACAGGATCATTAGTTCCGTCTGGACAATTACTTGTTAAGTTTGATTATTTCTCTCACGGTTCTGGAGATTACTTTGATGTAGATTCCTATTCTGGTGTTGTTAACTATGAAGATATTCCAAGTTATACTTCCGATACAACTAGTAAAATATATCAGTTAAGAGATTGTTTAGATTTTAGACCTAGAGTAGATGACGCTTCAACTATCAATAGTGGTAATGCTGATAGAACATATGATGGCGCTGGTGCGTCAACAGTAGATGTTGTAGAATTTAATTCAGACATAACTGCTGATATGGAATATTATTTAAAACGTATAGATAAAATTTTCATTACAAAAGATGGACAATTAAAAGCATTACCAGGTGCTTCGGATTTAAATCCTTTAAAACCAGGAAATTTAGATGGACATTTACATCTTGCAACTTTACATATACCATCATATACTTTAAATCCAGATGAGGTTGAAGTAGAAAAAATTGATAACCGAAGATATACAATGAGAGATATTGGACATTTGGAAAGAAGAATATCAAATGTAGAATATTATACATCACTATCATTATTGGAAGCAAATGCTCAATCAATGCAAATACAAGACGCTGATGGTTTAGATAGATTCAAAAATGGATTTGTTGTAGATAATTTTACAGGTCACAATATTGGTGATGTTAGAAATTTTGATTATAAATGTGCAATGGATATGGAACGTGGTGAAGTACGACCAATGTTTAATCAGGATGCAGTTACTTTGGAAGAAGTAGATGAAGATGGTACAGCGATTTTAGCAGCTGATAGAACAGCAGCTAATTATACAACAACTGGAGATTTGATTTCTTTACCATATACAGAAACATCGGTAATTCAAAATCCTTATGCAACTAAAACAGAAAATTTAAATCCATTTATGGTGTTTGATTGGATTGGTACAATAGAATTAAATCCAGCAGTTGATGAATGGAGAGAAACAGAAAGAGTACCTGAAGTTACAGTTGATTTGGCAGGAAGTTTTGACCAATTAGCTAGAGAGCAGGGATTAGAGAATACAGGAGATTTATCTGAAATTCCTATGGGCACAGCTTGGAATGAATGGCAAACTAATTGGACTGGAAATCCAAGGTCTTGGAGAGAAGGATGGACACAGGTTTCACAAACAGATTCAATACAAACAAGAGGTGGAATAAGAACGACTGTAATTCCTAGAACGGTTACACATAGTTTAGGTGATAGGGTTGTATCTGTTAATTTTGTTCCATTTATAAGAAGTAGGGATGTAACTTTTGAAGGATATGGTTTGAGACCAAATACAAGAGTTTTTCCATTTTTTGATAATGTGGCTATTGCTTCATACGCAACACCAGATGGTGGTTCATTAGGTGGTAATTTAAATACAAACGCTAATGGATATATTAAAGGCGTATTTGCGATACCTAATCCAAATGTGGATTCAAATCCAAGATGGAGAACAGGTAAAAGAGTTTTCAGATTAACAAGTTCATCTACCAATTCTATGGATAGAACAGCGATTGCTACATCAGCAGAAGGTGATTATGACGCAAAAGGATTATTAAACACAATGCAAGGTGTTAATATTTCTACTAGAGAAACAGAAACGGTTAGAACAACGGTTAATGAAACAAGACAAATTACAAATACATCCAGGGTAAATATGATGCCAAGAGGTGATCCATTAGCTCAATCATTTATGATTGATACTGCTGATGGTTGTTTTATTACTAGTTTGGATGCTTATTTTGCTACAAAATCAACTACAATACCTGTTAAAGCAGAAATTAGAAATATGGTTAATGGATATCCTGGAAACCAAGTTCTTCCTTTTGGAAGAAAATGGTTAAATCCAGGTGATGTTAATACAAGTACAGATGGAACAACTGCAACTACATTTACATTCCCTTCACCAGTTTATTTAAAAGAAGAAACAGAATATTGTATAGTTTTATATACAGATTCACAGGATTATACAGCATATGTTTCTCGTTTGGGAGGAATACAAATAGGATCAGATAGAACGGTATCTGAACAACCTGCTACAGGTGTTTTATTTAAATCAGCAAATAATAAAACGTGGAATGCTGAACAAATGGAAGATTTAACTTTCAATTTGAAAAAAGCAGTATTTACAACTGGCACTTATGCAATGGTAACATTAGCAAATGCTGATTTACCTGTTAAGACTTTAAAGAATAATCCAATTAGAACATTTAATGGTTCTAGTGATATAAGAGTTTATCATAAGAGTCACGGAATGCACAGCACAACTGACAATGTAACCATTGCAGGAGTAGGTTCAGGAACATATAATGGTTTTGCCCATTCAGAAATTAATGGAACTTACACATCAATTAAAAATATAACTTTAGATAGTTATGATTTATTAGTTCCAGGTGGACCAGCAACAGCAACTGGTGATGTTGGAAGTAATACGGTAACGGCAACTCAAAATAGACAATTTGATGTATTACAATTACAATTAGGACACGTTATACATCCAGGAACAAGTATAACAACTGGTATCAGAACAACGACAGGTAAATCTGTAGATGGTGCTGAATCACAATTTGCTTTGGCAGGTGCTTCATCTGAAAAATCAATTACAATGGGAGACAATGTGTATTTTACTGCTCCACAAATGGTAGCAAGTACAATTAACCAAACAAATGAAATGTCAAGTTTAACAAATTATAAATCAATTCTTGTGAATAATACATTATATTCAACAAATGCAAATTTATCACCTGTTCTTGATACACAAAGATTAAACGCATTTTGTATTTCAAACAGATTAAATCAACCTGCTGTTACTAGTACAGATACATTTACAGGAGATGGATCAACAGTTGCATATACTTTAAGTGCAACACCTTCAAGTGTTCATTTAGTATCTGTTAAAAAAGATGGTAAAAAATTAACTCCAGTCGTTGACTTTACAACTTCTGGAAGCGATTTAACAATGGCAATTGCTCCTGCAGACAAGTCAAAAATTGTAGCAAAAATTTCTAATAAAGTGGACTATGAAGATGATACTGCTATTTCAGGACTATCTTCTGCTGGTGCTTATATGACAAGGTCAGTTAGTTTAGCAAATCCTTCAACTGCTTTAGATGTAAGAGTTGGGGCAAGTGTAAGGTCTACTTCAACAATTAAATTTCTTTATAGATTAAGTGGAGGAGAAGAAACAAGAAGATTAAATGAT